TGGAATAGCTGATAAATATAAGAAATATATTTTTCAACCTGAATTAAAGAATATAGAATTTCAGCTTGGTGAAAAAGCTGGACAAGACTATAATATTATGGTAAAACCTAGAACAATTAAAGACTTTCTAAAATGAGTAAAAAGAATAATAATAAAGAAGAAGTAGATAGTGGTAAAATTACTACATCTCAAGATCAGCTAAAAAGCTTCTTGAAGCAAAATAAAGAATCTCATTATAATTATGAACCAACTATAGACTACAAGGTTTCAAGCGGCAGTCTTCTGCTTGATTACTTTCTAGCTGGTGGTATCGGAACCGGATTACATCGATTCTGCGGAATCAATGAAGGAGGTAAAACAAGTTGCGCTCTTCAATTCATGAAAAACTTTTTAGATCAACCTAAGAAGCGTAAAGGCTTTTATATCAAAGCCGAAGGTCGATTGAGTAATGAAATGATTACTCGCTCTGGAGTTAAGTTCGTATTTAATGAAGAAGACTGGGTTGAAGGGACATGTTTCGTTTTTGAATCGAATATTCATGAAACTGTATTTGATGCAATGCGAGAACTAGTTGGCAAGAACGACGAGAAGATGATGTATTTCTTTTTGTTAGATTCTGTGGACGGTCTAATTAGAAAAGGAGATCTTGATAAAACATTTGAAGAGTCGCAAAAGGTCGCTGGCGGCGCAGTAATCGCAGCAGATCTTATGAAGCGCATGTCTATTGCACTTCAAAAGCGTGGGCATATTGCAGTATTTATTTCTCAAGTTCGCGCTGACATCAAGCTTGATCCATACAGCAAGGCTCCAATTCGTCAAACCACTGCTACAGGTGGTAATGCTTTGCTGCATTTTGCTAATTGGATTTTTGAATTCGATGCTCGTTTTAAGGGCGATCTAATTCTTGAAGATCCTAACGCTTCTTATGATGAACAAAAGAATCCATATCTTGGACACTTTGTGAAAATCGTTGTTAAGAAGTCTCCGAATGAAAGAACTAATTGCACTATTCGATATCCAATTAAATATGGAAGAAAGAATGGCACTTCTAATTGGGTAGAAAAAGAAATCTTTGATTTTCTAACTATGTGGGAAATCGCCATCAAGAAAGGTGCTTGGATTAGTTTTGATGAAGAATTTCTTAATACTTTGAAGGAAGCTGGATTTACAGAATTTCCTGCTCAAATTCAAGGCGCAGCGAAGTTTGAACAAATTGTCAACGATAATGAAAAACTTAAAAACTTCTTTTTCAAGTATATCAGCGAAAACCTATTAAATTTTGGCGATGGAATTTCTATCTCTGAGTAATAAAAAGAAACGTTGCAAAAACGCTCGTAACTATCTAACCGATTGGAAAGCTGATAGTCGCAGTAAATTTCAAACTGAAGTTAAGAAATTTCTGCGAGGTTATTGGCAACACAATATTGTGTTTGAAGAATTTCCCATTGTTGGAACTCGTCTTACCTTGGACTTTTATAATGCTAATAAAAAAATAGCTATAGAAGTTCAAGGTAGGCAGCACACTGGTTTTGTTAAATTCTTTCACGAAAATAGAATGAATTTTCTTCACCAGCTAAATAGAGATAAGAAAAAAGAACGTTTCTGTGAACTTAATGAGATAACACTTGTAACTATATTTGAAAATGATATAATAAATAAAGACCTTTTCGAAAGTCAAGGTGTAATATTATAACATGAAGAAGGACTCTCAATCAGAGAATTTTAAACAATTTAAAATTCCTGAAAACTATTTTAATAAACTCTATGAGTTCACTGGGTCCGATGAATCCTCAAAAGGATTTATAGTGGCTTACGTCTCTCAAGATGGATGTCCCATGATTTATACTAAAGTTGCTAATCCAATCGTAGAAATGGGACTAGTCAAAGCTCTGGAAAAATATTTAGACGAGGTAAACAATGAGCAAAATTCCATTGACATGAGTGATGAGCCATGATAATGTGCGGTCGGAATGATTTATTCGTATGATTTAGAGACTCAGTTGCTCGCTGGACTGATTAAATATCCAGAAAGATACGCAGATGTCGCATCTTTCGTTACAGAGAAAGACTTCTGGAGTGAAAGCTCTAAGATAAATAGAACTATTTTTTGTGTGCTTCGTCAAGCAATTGACAATGGTGAAAAAATTGATGATGTAGTAATATCTCAAAGAGTAAAGAATTTTGGGGTAACTTTTGAGGACAATATCAATCCATCTGATTATATTGAATCTTTGTCTCTCAAGAAGTTATCCCCAGAATCTATTATAAGTGTTGCTAAAGAGTTGAAGAAATACACCATTCGTCGCGAAATTGCGATATGTGGTGCTGAGATTAATAAGAAGATGAAGTCTATCTCTCCATCTTCTGATTACAGTGTTATCATTGAATGTGCTGATAAACTTTATAATGATCAAATTAATCTCTATGAAACTGGTGCAGATCAACCAGAAAACATTTTTGATGAAATGGAAGCTCTTGTTGAAGAGCGTGGAAATAATCCAGTCACTGAATTTGGATTCGCTGGACCGCATCCAAAAACTCAAGACATGTACGGTTCTCTTTTGAGACCGGGAAATATCACTGTTATCGTCGCTCGTTCAGGTGTTGGTAAGACTCAATTTTGTTTGGATTTTACTACAAAAGTATCTGAACAATATGAAGTACCAGTTCTTCATTTCGATAACGGTGAAATGAGCAAAGAGGAACTTATTTTTAGACAATGTGCTGCAATGTCCAAAGTTCCAATGTATCTATTAGAAAGCGGAAATTGGCGTAAGGCTGGCGCAGAAATTGTAGATAATGTTAGATCAGTATGGAAAACTATCAATAAACGATACAAGCATCTATATTATTATAATGTAGGCGGCATGAGCGTTGATGCACAAATCAGCGTTCTTAAAAGATTTTATTATTCCAAGATAGGTCGTGGAAATCCCATGATTTTTAGTTTTGACTATATAAAAACTACAAGTGAAAATGGAGGTAATAAAACCGAATGGCAACTTGTTGGAGAGATGGTGGATAAATATAAGCGTTGTATTCAAAGAGATATCGTAAGCGATAAAGGCCCGTGCATATCTATGATGACATCAGTGCAATCTAATCGTGCTGGTATCGTCACCAATAAAAATTCATCAAATATCACTGATGATGAAAGTATCGTTTCTCTTTCTGATCGTATTACTCAATTTGCTTCTCACTTGTTTATTTTGCGACAAAAAACTTCTGATGAATTGCAGAATGAAGTTGGTTTTGGAACACACAAGTTCATTAATATAAAAGCTCGCCATCTTGGTAAAGATATTGCTGGAGCAATTAACCCAGTAAAACTTGCAGATGGAACTCTTAAAAAGAATTTTGTTAATCTTGAAATTGCTAATTTCTGTGTCTCAGAAAAGGGTGATTATAGAGATATCGTTGATGCTCTTGGTACAAACGCAACTGTAATTAAAGATAACGATGACGACGTACCTAACCTCGATTAATAATCAAGCAGAGGCTATTGAAAAAACGTTGATTGATCTTGGATATCAATTATCAGATCGCGGCAAATACTGGCAATGCAATGCTGTTTATCGTGATGGCGACAATAGAACCGCTCTACAAATTTGGAAAGACACTGGAATCTGGAAAGATTTTGTAGCCAACACTTCTTATCAACCTTTTAAAAGACTTCTTGAGCTTACTTGTAATGATGATTCAAAGATAGAAGAAATCTTGCAATCAATTAAGACTAATAATGATCCCTGTATAGAATCAATCAGAACACCCAAAATGGAATCAGATCAATTTTTTGACCACGATGAAGTAAAAACTTTGCTTCCTCACTATGACTTTTATAACAAGAAGAACATTAGCTCTGAAGTTCTTGAGCTTTATCGTTCTGGTTTTTCTATGTCTGGAAAGATGAATGGTCGTTTCGTATTTCCAATATTCGATGAGAATAAAAAAGTAATCGGCATCAGTGGACGACATCTATTGTGGAAGCCAAACAACTCTGCTCCTAAGTGGAAGCATATTGGCAGAAAAGGTAATTGGATTTATCCTATAAATCTTCAAGGCGAAGAAGATAATGTGTTTAAGAAAACTATTGAAGAGAAGCGTTCGATTATTCTTGTCGAAGGAATTGGCGACAGCTTGGCTTTATCTCAGCAAGGATATTATAATCATCTAGTAGTTTTCGGCTTGGAGATAAGCTCTAAACAATTGTCTTATCTAATGTCGTTGTCCATAGATGAGGTTGTTATTTCCACAAACAACGATGCAGATAAAACTGACAATCGCGGACTTCAAGCTGCCATTAAAATATTCTTAAAACTTATTAAGTATATCGATATTGATAAAGTTAAAATCAAGCTTCCTATTTGTAAAGACTTTGGTGAAATGCTAGAGAAAGGTATTACAATGGAAAGATGGCACAATAAGAAAAGAGATAGAATAACTCAAGTAGAATACATTCTTGATTATGTATATAATAACGATAAGGATAAAAAGACAATTTCTATTCTTAAAGATTATTTAGAAAGTCTAAAGCTTTGAAGGAAACATTATCAGCCAGTAAAATTAAGACACTAAAATCCTGCTCATGGCAGTATTGGTGCAAGTATGTTTTAAAGCTTCCAGATAAAACAAATTCTGGAGCTTTGATTGGCGATACTGTGCATATTATTCTTGAATGTCTTGGTTTAGCTAGACACAAAAAACATTATGACATTATTGTAAAAAAGCAAAATATCTTTGCTTCAAAAGCCATCAAGAGAATGGTTTATAAACACATCAAGCGAAAGAATCTTAATGAACAAGAGAATCTGCAAGATATTTGTTCAATGGCTCTAAAAGGATTGATGTATGACTTTTTTGGTAAAAAGTTTGGTGAACCAACGGAAGTCATTTCAGAAAAAGATTTTGAGATCACCGTTCAAGAAGAAGATGTTAATTATAAGATCAAGGGTTTTATTGATAAGCTCTTTATTTATGGTGATCATGGAGTTGTATTAATTAGAGACTTCAAAACAAATAAAAAGAAATATGAAGGCAAGGAAGTAACCGATAATCTGCAAGATTATATG